CTCATACGCCCTACGATTAAGATAGGTCTGTAATATATGAGAATTGGCAGGGGTTGGATTAAGAAAGGCATCTTTTTCGGCGGCGTTCATGTCAGCCGGAGGAGCCAAGGCAATACGCTCTTGGACTTGCGGGACGCTTTGCTCAACTACAGCGGGTTCGTTGGAGCTTTCGTTTGTGGGTTCCTCTACACTTTCTTCTTTGTTTTGACTTTTAAACTGCTTACTTAGGCTTTGGCGTATTGAAAGCTCTGCTGGCTCTCGCTCTACAACTACTTCGGTTGACTCAACATCTGGCGTATTATCTTCCATTTCTGTACCTATCGATCATAGTCTCTTTAAGTTTACTTACGAGCTGGCGTTCCCTAGATCCGTTCTCACGGTCGCTCTGGTAGCCTTTATCGTAAGCGTCTCCAACCTCTACAGCGCCAGCAGCTCTGTATGCTGCTCGCAGTTTACTTTTGCTTGTATAGATTTCTTTCGGGTTTAGTGGGTTTCTAGTTGGCTCCATCTCATCTTGAATAAACAAGTCACGAGCGTTGCTTTGCGCCCTACGTTCTACCTGTTCTATTGGAACCACCTTTTGTTTAACCGGACACCACTGAAACAATTTGTATTTGCTCATATATCCAATTTTGTTAACCACATTAAGGCTTTAATGCGTTTTATACGATTATTACGTTTACGAGTAAACTCAACCGCTTTCTCCTCAGCGACTTGAAACTCTAGTAACGATTCTTTGTATGCCTCTTCAGCAGTTTTTACCGCTATTTGATGTTTTGCAACTATTTCTTTTTGTAATTGTCGAATTGCTTCTACTGCTTGTTGCTGCTCTTCAATCTTAGCGGAGATTTGGCTTTCAAGCTGATAAGCCTGTAACGCAGCCTCTTCCATCTTTAGTTTGAGTTCTAAACGGCGAGCTTCCTTAGCCTGTTCAATTTCTGCCAAAATTGCACGAACAGTTTCAGGCGAATCTGTTGGTATAGAAGTAGTATCAATAGCCTCAAGCTGTTCTAAGGTCTCTGCCCCGTAAATGGCGGTGTAGATTAGCTTCTTCCAATCTAATACCTGTTTGTATTCCTTGCGTACTTGAGGGCGTTTTTGTCGTGCCTTGAGAAGTTGCGCCGCTATGTTCTCTTCTTCTTTTGATTCTGACTTCTTGCGATTATATCGGTCTAAAATATCAGAAAGGTCTTGTTCGATTGCTTCGCCACTTAGCGATAACAAATAAACATTATTAACTGAATCAACTCTGTTAAGAGCAATGTTTCTACCGATTGTAGGTTGGAAGACCTGTGCAACCGATGGCGTTTGATTGAGCGCAATGTTTACGCTAACCGCTGGTAGAAATACCTGTGCTGTCGAAGCAACTAGGTTAAGAACTATATTGCCGCCACCAGCCGCTGCCGTAATGGTATGCAGGAATATCTGTGCCGTAGAATTGACACGGTTAAGAGAGATATTTTGGGTAACTCCAAACGACTCTATTGGAGTGGTCGGAAACTGCTCCCCAGAAGTAGAAGCGTTCTTATATGTATAAGAAAACGTGCTTCCGGTACGCAGCAGCCTTGTCACGGTACTATACCTAGACTAAGAAAATACATTGGTTGAAGCAGTGCAGCCGTATTACCGATATTGAAAGGTACAAGAGCACTGGTTGCGGTTCCTGTCGTTGCCGTTGCTGGAGCGCACTGCGTTAGTCTTAATCCTGAGCCGTACAAGTGTTCTGTGATACCCGCACCACCGATAGAAACACCTATTCCAAGATCCTCAAGTAACCAGATCGTTGCGAACGCATTAGTGCTAATTGTGGTGCAAGCAATGTTCGTAATGTTACGGCAAGAGAAGTCGCCGTCGTTGAGCGGTAAATAAAACGTCGAGTTTACTTGAGTTGAGGCCGATGGAAACGTGAACGTTTTGTTACCGACAACGGTGGTCCCTTGCGAGTTGACGTATCCCGCCGTAGACCCTGCGTTTCTAATTTGAAATTGAGCCGCTGTGCCTCCGGTGCTAGTAGTGACTTGCATTATCGGAATAAAACTTTGCGGTACGTTTGTAGCTCCCATCTCATTTCTGAGTAGCGGGAAAGTCGCTGCGTCGGGAGTAAACGCTTCGCCGAGAGCCGTAAAATTACAAGTTCCCAACCTGTATATACGTCCTATTCCGCTATGCCGTCCCGCTGTATTCGTGCTTAACAGATTAAGAAACATCAAATCGCTTGGCACACTGGCTGGACCTTCGCACGAAGTGATAGTGCTTGGAAACACTGAGCCAGTAGTTCCACTGAACTGCAAATTAAGAAAACCACTTGTCGCAGTAGCGGCGGTGCTAGCTGTAGTTAATATGGTCGAGGCGGTACGAACGACGTACTTGCCAGCGGCTTGTTGGATTAAAATATCTGCGCTCGTTGCTACCATGTTAAGTCGGTTCCGGCGTTAAGTTCATCGAAATAAATACTTCGTTGGTTGAGTTGTTAAACAATCGGTACGCTCCGAGAAACTCTCCTGCTTGCAAAAGATACGGCACGAGCGGAGCTGCTAATAACGGCACTCGATACTCCGTAGTTTGATTAACGCTCATATATAGCGGTAGTATGCCGTACACTTTTATATTTCCGCCAGTCAATCCAGTTACCGACATTGCGGTAATATCTCTAATTCCCGTATCGGTTGTCATACGGTTATTTATCATTAAAGCTGTATTTGCTACCGCTATTGCAGGACATACAAAATTAAAGGTATTGCCAGTGTTTCCGTTTTGATCTGTATAGGTCACGTTGACGGTTGGACTGCCTGAAATAGTTGCATCTGTTACAGCAAAAATAATACTTGCCGCTGTTTGCACTGACGTTCCACGCACTTTTTTAATTGGCATTGCCACGCCATCTGTAAAAGTGTTGGGAGCGGTAATTGTACCTAGCAGATACTCTAATCCGATGATGTGAGCGGTATTCCCATCTTCATTAAGACAACTTATATTTGTAGCGATAAATCCGTCGCATCCTGCTCCCACCGCTGGAATCACAGGTCTAATTGGATACCTTTGCGCTGTGCACTGTCCCATAGTAGCGGCGGTAATCGCTGTAGTTGCTACGTTAATACGGGTCCATATTTGCCGATTATAAGTACCGAACGTCGTCTGTGCAGCGTATGCAGCGTTTAGGTTGGGACCAACTGAAGTGAAATTATTAGCCATTATGCTTGGTCTCCGATGAACGTAAGAGTTCCCGCAAATCTTTTTCCTAACGTGTTAGGTGTTAGCAGATATATTTGATCGCCAGCGGATAGAATTGGAGGACACGGAGTATCTGTAAGATTGTTAAACTGCATGGCGGTCGCCGTGTTTTGTAGCATTGGCGCAAATGTTCCAAGCGGAACCACGCCGTAGAATGTAATTACTCCGGTACCAGTACCCGCAGTTCGTGCTGCTCCAGAAATATCCGTACATCCATAGTCGCCAGTATTTAGAGTCGCAAATCCTGCTGTACCAACTCCTGCACTAATTACTTTAGCCATCGCAGGAGATACCGGAGCGATGTTGTTATCTTGGTCTCGATAGGTAATTGTCCAGCTTGCGTCTATTCCGTCGAACGCTGTAGTAATTACTTGCAAGATACCGCCGTAAGTACGTCGAGAAACTCCGCCTTCGGTGACAGTTGGCATCGTAGAGCCATCGGTATAGGTATTTGTGCCGATGTTAAATGTTCCAAGCGTAATCAATTTTACGCAAAAGAACGTAGTAGTAGCGACGGAAGAGTAAAGAGTTGCGTTTGTAAGCTTAAACGCAGTAACACCAGTCGGCATTGTTTCCACTTGATATATGAGAGGACTCAACTGCCACGTCGCCAATTGGCTGGAATAGACTCCTACACTAGTGTTCGCATCACGCTGAACGCTAAAATGACGATGCACAATGTAGCCGTTCGATGCTCTATTGATGTAGTCGTCCATGCTCGATAAAGCGACCATTATCCTGCCTTCTTAATAACTTTCGCTACTTCGTATCCCTCTGGAATCTCTTGCGTCGGTACAGTAGTCCAATCGGAAGTGAGAGGGTTAAACGCCAATATAAATGCACCAGGTGGGAAAGGAAGTGCCGCTCGGCTTACATCTTCGTTGTTACCGTCCACGGCATCAATGACTAGTTCTCCGTACTCGTTAAGAGACAGAGAGATGCTCTTGAGTGTAGAGGCTGGTGCTTCTTCAATCATATTAGAGCGCAAAGATTCCAGATGCGTTGAAAGTCGCCGTAACATTTCCGCCTGATGGAGTTAAAGGTAGACCGCTTGCTACTACGTCGATGTAAAGAATAAGCGGGGATGTGTTTGGTGCTCCCGTATCTTTGAAAATAATAAGAGCTTCAATACTTGCGCCAGTTACCAGAGGAAACGTCACATCCGCTGCATCAAATACGCCGCTTGCCACGGTCTTAGTGTTAAGCGTTTGAGCACTACCAACAAGAGCCGCAGAGGCAGAGATCCAAAACTCATGTGCTGCGCTGTAGGTATAAACCCCAGTATCAATCAACGCTATTTTGATAGTGTCATCGATCAAGTCGATAGAACTACTGCTAGAGACGCCAAGCGTTCCAGGGTTCATCCACTTATCTTTTGCTGTTGGGTAAATTGCATTTGCCATGATTTATCCTATTTCGATTGCTGAGGGGTTTCCGTCCTCATCAAGATGAATTTTATTAACTTTAGGTCCACCTTCGTGTGTTACTTCTATTGCTGTAGGATTGCCGTTCTCATCGGTAATAATCTTTCCACTTTTTTTACCACTAGAACCACCCATGCTGATCATGCCACTTGGTTTTATTTGATCCATGTGCATACGAATCATTTCAATTTGCTGTTCTTGCTGCAATCGCCTTTCTTCCATCAACTTTTCTTGTTGAGATATACGGAACTGCATTTGTTTAGCTTCAAGCTCTTGAACCTTTAGCAATCCTTGCAAGCGGCTGTTCTCAGTTGCAATTTCATGCTTCATGCTATCGCTTTGCGTCATTGCCTGAACTTTGAGCATATCAACCTGAACAGAGCTTTGTTTAACCTGAATCTCTTGTTGAGCCAGTGCAAGTTCCTGTTGTTTGAAGTATTCATCAATTTGCTGTTTCTGTACTTCCAACTGCGATGCAAGCTGATCACGTTGCATTTTAAGCTGCTGGTCTTGGAAAGCGAGCTGGTTCTTAGTCGCCTTGTCCTGCATTTCCATCTGCATGACCTGGAGCTTAGCTTGTGACTCAACCTGAGCTATTTGCAAACGCCCCTGTACCTCAAGCGTTGTAGGGTCCGGCGGCGGCGGCTGCTTAGCAGCTTCTTCCTTAGCTTTCGCAATTTCTCCAACTTGCTGCATAGCCTTTGTGAAAATACCATCGAGTTCCTTGCCTCCCTTCATGCGCTTAATCATGTTTTGGAACAGGGAGATACTGAAGTCCAGGAGCGGTGGATACTGGTCTACTAAGCCTCTCATCTGGTCAAAGAACTGACCTGCCTGTTGGATAAGCATAGCGCCTTCCTGCTGCTGTTGCTGCTGGTCGATAGCAATCATGCTGTCAGTAGCAATTTGAATACGGTAGCTACGCTTCTTGTTGTCACGAAGCAATCCGATGATCTGCTGCTTCATTTCATCGATCTTTTGCAGCGGATCTGGAGCAGGAGGTGGAGGCGGTGCCATTGGCGGCATCATACCTGTATCACCTGGTGGCATACCCTCTGGACCCATCTCTGGCATTGGAGGTGCTGGAGGGGGTGGTGGGATGTAAATTGTTGGCTCAATAAGAGCGTCAGCATCGCCAATCTCTAGGATTGTTTCTGGCTCAAACTGTTCCGCAATAATCGTGCCAAGGTTGCTAATGGCATCCGATATGAACTTGCTGAACATATTCTGACGCACAACCAAACCAAGGGATGACCACTGGTTTTCCAGTCGGTTTGCGGTTGCAGACTTGTACTGCTCGCTTGTTCCACGAAGCAGGTCAGATACTTTCATTGTTTCATAAAGCTGCTGCAATGCCGCTCCACGAGCGCCCTGAAGGACGTTAAGAGCGTTTACAAATGGCTCGACTGGATAGAACTCTACTCCAGCTTGTAAGCCACCACGACCCTTATAGGACGGCCAGTTGATGATTGGAGTACCTTTCAGGTCGCCAGCAAACAACTGCTCAACGGTTGGTCCCATTGCAGCGTCGTACAGGAAGTTAGTACGGATGGCCTGGGTTACGGCATGGATACGAGTGGTAAGCCGCTCAACCTCAAGAATCTGGTCACGAACGTGAGCATAGTCAGAAACAGGAACTACTGAATCTGGGTCTGCTGACTGACGGATAACTGAGCAAGGGTAAAACTTCTCAAACTTAGTAGGTGGCTCAGACGACTCGATGATAGCCTTTTCGCCTGTCTTTTGAAGCCAGTATACCTTGTTGGTGGCTTCACACCAAATCTCGTGTAGCTCTGCCTTACCCTCAAACTTGTCCTCTTTACGAGCCAAGTCTTTCTTCATGACTTCAGGGAACGAGTCATAAACAAGATCATCGGCTACATCACGACCAAAGAGCTGTTCAGCCTGGCTGCGATCAAGGAACGCACGACGAGACTGCCATTCAATCTCATCCTCTGTACGAGCGTCGGAACAGTTGTAATCGTTGTATTGGATAACGTCGAGCAACGCTTTTTCACGAACCTTACGCTCAATCTC